CTGTTGGCGGTTATAAGCCACATAAAGGAGCCAGTAAATCAGCAAACTTTGAAATACAAAAAATACATAAGAAATAATGGCAACAACATATTTAGATATAACTAACGAGGTTCTAAGAGAACTAAATGAAGTACCACTTACTGCAGCAAACTTTGCAAGTGCGATAGGACTACAAAAGTTTGTGAAAGATTCAGTCAACAAAGCATTGTTTGACGTAGCTAACGAAGAACCTCAGTTGCCTTTTTTCTCAGCAGGATTAAGTGGTAGTACAGACCCTTTTTATGGGAATGTTACAGTATCAACAGTAGCAGGTACTAGATGGTATTTGTTAAAGTCAGATAGTTCTAGTCTTACAACAGACTATGCATCAATAGATTGGGACGACTTTTATCTGACAACAATTAATGTCTCAGGTGAATCAGCACCTTATGTCTCACAAGGTTTAAAATATTTAGACCATGCAGATTGGGCAAGATACTACAGAGACCAAGAAAATGAAGATGATGCAAACGGACAAAATCATGGTGAACCAAAATACGTTATACAATCACCAGATGCTAGGAAATTTGGTCTAAGTCCTATACCAGACAAAGTTTATAATGTGCATTTTTATGCCTTTAACAGACCAACAGCTTTATCAGCTTATGACGATACAATAGTTTTACCAGAACAATATAGTAATGTCATTACATCGAGAACTAGATATTATGTTTGGCAATTTAAAGAATCTCCACAACAAGCAGCATTTGCTTTAGAGGATTACAAAAAAGCTATGAAATTTATGAAGTCAAACTTAATCAATCAAGCTCCGTCAAGAATGACAGACGATAGAACTTATTTTTAATTTATGGCACGTTCACAACCTTATACAGTTGCTTGTAGTGGTGGTTTAGTTAAGTCGGCTAACTCTATAGACTTATTAAGAACTCCCGGTGCAGCCACAGTTTTACAAAACTTTGAAGTGGCTATTGAGGGTGGCTATAGAAGAATTAATGGCTACTATAAGTTTGGTGAAGGTAGTTCGACACAACCAACAGGTAGTGATGATGAAATCTTAGGTGTCATACCTTATGGCGATGGTGTCGTAGCTTGTGCTAGTGATGCTATTTACTTTAGCCAAGATGGTATAACATGGCTGCAGATAAATAAACTATCTGCTGGAGGTGGTGATAGCTATGCTACTTTTACTGGTAAGTCAGCTACAGCACGAACAAGTCAAGGACAATGCCAGTTTGCTGTGTTTGAAAACAGTTACGATTACGGACAATTAATTATAGCTGATGGAGCCAATAAACCTTTCTTATTTAGAATGGAAGGTACAGGAGCTTTAACTACTAGAACTTTTTTTACAGCTGAAATTACTGCTTCTGGAAATTTTACCAATGGAGTAAAATATATTACAGTGCATGACCATCACTTATGTGCTGCAGGAGTTGTCGGACAAGAGTCAACTGTATTTTATAGTAAATACAATGACCCTAAAGACTTTACAGGGACTGGTTCAGGTGCTATTACTATTTCTGACCAGATTGTAGGTATTAGAGGTTTCCGTGAAGATTTAATAATCTTTTGTGAAAATAGCATACATAAGCTACAAGACATAAATGGAACACCAGCTATAGTACCGATTGCTGAAAACGTTGGCTGTTTAAGTGGCTATAGCATACAAGAAATTGGTGGTGACTTAGTATTCTTGGCACCAGATGGCATTAGAACAGTGGCTGGTACTGCAAGAATTGGTGACGTTGAGTTAGGTACAGTATCAAAACAGATACAGCCTATATTGAATGACTTAGCAAGAAACGTTAATGACTATGTAATTAGTAGCATGGTTCATAGAGACAAGTCACAATATAGATTATTTTATACCAATAGAGGTTTTGTTGAAGCAGACCAAAGAGGTATTATAGGAACACTAAGACCAGATGGTTTTCAATGGTCAGAAACAAAAGGCATAGAAGTTACAAGTATTGGTACAGCCTTTAATGAGGTAGGAATTGAAGACCATTTTCATGGTTCACAAGCAGGTTATGTTTATGTCCATGATAATGGTGATGATTTTGATGGTAGTAATATAGATGCTAGGTATCAGACACCAGATTACGATTATGGTGACTTTGGTACTTTAAAAACTTTACATTACATTAAAATGTCCATTGGACCAGAAAATGAAGTCCAACCAACATTAAGAGTTAGATTTGATTACGATAGTAATGAAACACCACAACCTAGTGATATTGTTTTAGATTCTGTTCCAGCACCAGCTAAATTTGGTACAGCTATATTTGGCACAGCTAAATTTGGTGCAGCTGAACAGCCTCTAGTAAGAATACCATTAGTAGGTAGTGGTTATAGTAATAGTTTTAGGGTTCTTAGTGAAGACACAAATGCACCCTATATTATAAATGGATTTTATGTAGACTACATACCATCAGGAAGGAGATAAAAATTATGGCAGGTTATACACGACAAAGTACATTCGCAGATGGCGATACCATCACAGCTGCGTTATTTAACAACGAATACAATCAATTAGTAAATGCATTTAGCAATACTACAGGACACGCACACGATGGCACAGCAGCCAATGGTCCTGTTATAGGACTGATAGGTGATGCTGGAGAAACTACACCTTTAAACAAAGTTTTAATAGATACTGTAAATAATTATATAGAGTTTTATGTTGATGTTTCTTCCTCATCAGTACAACAACTTTATATAGCAGATGGTGCTATTGTTCCTGTCACCGATAACGATATCGACTTAGGTACTTCTTTATTAGAGTTTAAAGATTTATATTTAGATGGTACTGCCACCATAGATACTCTAACAGTTGATGAAGCTGCTACAATCGGTACAACTTTAGGAGTTACTGGAGCTACCACACTATCCAGCACATTAGGTGTTACAGGTGCTACCACTCTTTCCAGCACTCTTGGTGTCACAGGTGCAGCAACTCTTAGCTCAACCTTAGCAGTTACTGGTACATCGACACTTACAGGTAATGTTACAGCCTCCAATGATTTATCAGTTGGAGGTAATCTGACTGTTACTGGTAATGCCACCATATCTGGTAATCTAACATTCGGTGATGCTGATACCGATAGCATTACTTTGACAGCTGATGTAGCTTCCAATATTGTCCCAGATACAGACGACACTTACGACTTAGGTACAGCTACAAAACAATGGCGAAACCTTTACATAGATGGTACAGCAGAAGTTGATACGCTATCTATTGATGGTACAGCAGTTACTTCAACAGCAGCAGAACTCAATATTCTCGATGGAGTTACTGCGACAGCAGCTGAAATCAATACCTTAGATGGTATTACTGCAACTGTTGCTGAACTAAATATTCTTGACGGAGTTACATCGACAGCTACAGAACTCAACATTGTAGATGGCGATACAGCAGCTACTGCTACCACCTTAGCAGATGCTGACAGAGTTGTTGTCAACGATGCTGGAGTAATGAAGCAAGTTGCTCTAACAGACTTTGAAACTTACTTTGAAGGAGCTTTAGATACGCTATCAAATGTTACAACAGTTGGAGCCTTAAATGCTGGTAGCATTACGTCAGGCTTCGGAGCTATCGACAATGGCTCATCAAACATTACAACTACCGGGACTGTTACTTATGGTTCACTCTCAGATGGTACTATAACTATTACAGCTTTTGCTGACGAAGACGATATGGTTTCAAACTCAGCAACCTTAGTCCCAACACAACAATCCGTTAAAGCTTATGTCGACTCACAAGTTACTGCACAAGATTTAGATTTCCAAGGTGATACAGGTGGTGCTTTAAGTATTGACCTCGACTCTGAAAGCCTTACAATCGCTGGTGGGACTGGTTTAGATACTGTAGGTTCAGGTAACACTGTCACAGTTAATATAGACTCTACAGTGGCTACACTGACCGATACACAGACTTTAACTAATAAGACTCTAACAAGTCCAGACATAAACACTCCAGACATTGATGGTGGTACTATTGATGGTACAGTGATTGGTGGAGCTACTCCAGCTGCAGCAGACTTTACCACTATGGACACCACCGGTAATGCTTCAGTAGGCGGTAATTTATCAGTTACTGGAGACCTAACTATTAATGGCACAACCACAACAGTTAATAGCACAACAGTTACAGTTGATGACCCAATCTTTACTTTAGGTGGCGATACAGCTCCAGCCTCAGACGATAACAAAGATAGAGGTATAGAATTTAGATGGCATAATGGTACAGCAGCTAAAGTTGGATTCTTTGGTTACGATGACAGTGCTTCAGTCTTTACATTCATTCCAGATGCTACCAATACTTCAGAGGTCTTCTCAGGCTCTGCAGGTGATGTAGCTTTCGGTAACATAGCAGGTACTCTAACAACCGCAGCACAAACCAACATAA